GCATAAGCAGAACCAGCAGGCAATGCACCTGTAAACGCTGTATTAGCCTCAAAAGCGCCAACATTAGAACCAACGCCTGTTAGTCCAGCATCGTAAGCAGCGGCTGATTCAGGAGCCATTGCAAGGCTTCCAGCAGCTCCGGTTTCACCCATCAAAGCAGGCAGACCGTAATAAGCACCAGCAGCAAGAGCAGCGGTTTCTAAAGGATGTTCTTTGACAGTATCAATTGCACTTTGGCCAATATCACCAACGCCAGAAACAACGTTAGAAACTGCATCGGTGACCGCAGAAATAGGATTACCACCGCCCTCAAGCGTCATTCTGCCGCCAATAGGCTTAAAAGCATTGATTGGCAGTTCACCGAAAAAAGCGTTGTATCTCATAATTTTTGCTCCACCAGAATATAACGCTGACTGAAACCCAATCTGCGCCACAATCTTGCAACTGATTCTCTCACACCACCTTGTATTTTAGTCGCACCATGCGCCTTTAAGATAGTCTGAAACTGGTTAAAAGTGTCCGAATTCGTGATGTTCTTACCGCCAATCGCAGTAATAAACGCCACACGATCATTTGGCATATTTGTGAACTGAATACAGACAACCCCGAGCATCGTTTCGTCAAAGACACCAAGCGTTAGCCATTGGCCTGACGAAAGATAAAGCCTCACTTGGTCAATGGTGAAATCTCCACCTGAATGAACCAATGAATCCTCAATAAAAGGTGCAATTCCAGCCCATCGTTGAGCGATTTGGTCTGGTGGTATGCGTAGAACTTTCATTCAGGGATTGTAGTAAGGAACTTTATAGGGCTTTCCGTTAACAGTCACATTTATGAACCCAACAGGATTAGCAGGTAGCGTTGCCGCACCTGTTGTTGCTGTTGTTGAGGAGGAAAAGTTCAACAGATTCAAAAAGAATTGCTGCCATGCCCTCGATGGTCTTTTTGTACCCACATCCAAGAATTCACTCTGTGGATATGGGTTAACTTGTGAAGAGCTGTAAAGTCCATTGGACATTAGTTTTCTCCTTCACTAGCTTTCAAATTGGCCGAAACAATCACTGCATTTACAGGGTCAGTAATTGAGACTTCAAAGATTCGATCACGGGCTGTGCCCAATCTGCGCCAAATGGCACGATTGCGATAACGACCCATCTTGCCGATTGAAACCCAATATTCTTTTGACCAAGTAGAACCACCATCATTTGACCAGCGCAACATTGCCTGTGGGTTATTGGTGGTCGTTGTGTTGTTGATCGCAGCCTGCAAACCAATCACATAGGTCTGCATCGGACCAATCACAAACAAAGCATCCGGATAGATGATGTATGGCGAATTGACGAAAACCTCACCAGTAGGCTGAGAAAGACCTGTTGTGCCCACGCCTGGCTGGAACTGAATCTGCAACTCATCAAAGTATTGACGTTGGAAATCAGTCACCAAGTGAGGAGCGCGGCGCAATCTGCGGACGTTTTGGCCGTTGTCGGTGAAGTTCTTTTTGTCCAACTCATAAATGCGGCCATTTTCATAGTCGCCCACAAGGACCATACCCTGAAAGTTGGCTGCGCAATTACCACGGTGACGCTGATATGTGTTGTTGTCAGCGGTGTAAAGCCACTTGTGCCACATATCAGTTGTGGAGTCGTAAGCCCATGTAAGCTCTAACAATGGGAACGTAACGACATAAACCTCATGGCCTTCAAGCTGATACGTCCAAGCAATAGCGTCATCCACATATTGATTAGTCAGCGTGTTCTCTACAGCGTGTGTGGAAATCCGTTTAGGGATGTATCCATTCATCTGCATGATCTGTGCTTGTCCACGGTTGTTACGCGAAACGTAAGCAAACGAATTTCCAAGACGATACAAAGAGAAAGGCGCTGCAATGCCATGTTGGGTAGAAGTGCCAGGGATTCGCTGGAATGGAAATGGAACTGAACCAACATCAGTCCAAACTTCCGATGAAACTTCACCCAAAAGATAAACTTCTCGATGGTCAACAATCAAAGCGACCAAATCATCAGGAGCACCATCTTTTAACGAGTAGCTAGTCTGAGGCGAAATCGGAGAAAGAAGATCAGTCGCGCCCCATTGCTGAGTCGTTGGGTTGTTGTAGACGATGTAGTTATCCATCACATCAACGGTATTTGCACCGCTGAAAGCTCCGTCAGTTTGAGGCAAGACAGAGAAATTGATGGCGTACATTGTTTGGCCAGTGCCAATCGTGCTGGCCACGCTCAGTGTGTAAGTGCCAGTTCCGCCTGTACCCGTACCCAACGCAGTAACCACTGTTCCAGCGGTAACGTTTGCACCCTGAATGGTTTGACCCAGATATATTGTGCCAGTAGCAACAGCCGACACGGTCATTGTCGTGCCGGCAATCGTGGCAGTGAACGTTGCACCTGTAGCCGTTGAGTTCAGGCTTTCAGATGTGACATTCTGAGACAAGTTAACCGTGTAAGTACCAGCTCCACCTGTTCCCGTCCCAAGCGCTGTAATCACAGTTTCGTTGGTCACGCCAACACCGTAAACAGACTGACCGACAGCAAGAGTACCGCTTGAAACAACAGAGGCGGTCAAAGTAGTGCCACTGATAGAACCAGTAAACACCGCATTGGCAGGGCTGGAAATACGCCATGTATAACGGTAAGCACCGTCCACAAGATAGACGTTAATCCCGTTGTCTGTGATTTTTACTTGTCCAGACGCAGAGTTCAAAGTGCCAATCACAGCAGGCACAAGATCAGAAGTCAGAACGTAAACATAAGGACCGCAGACAGCGACCATTTGAGAGCCACCAGAAACAGTGTGCATCCCACGGACTTCTTGCGTGTTAGGCAAGACGGCTTTTAGGGTTAGTCCAGGCGTAGGATAAAGAGCCACCACACCGCGAGTGCCTGGCTGCTTTAATGGGTCAATCTCAGGAAAGAAGTTGATGCACTCTTGAGCATCTTGGTAAATGCTCGGTGCTTCGTAACTTGGGCCGACCAGTCCAAAATCCATGCTTATGCCCCTTTAATTACATATCCACGATATTTACAGATTCGTGAAATATTGTTTGCATGGATACCAAACATTTTGCCAATTTCAACAAAACTCCAACCATGACCTCTAAAAAATCTGGCTTGTTCTGCTTGTTCTTGACTTAATTTGGCACTTTTGTGATGCTCTCCACGCCTTGCGTTTGAACGACCTTTTGCCTTTGCATCCTTGTTGTTGTCATCATAATTTCCAAGCGTCATGTGATTTGGATTGCAACATGATCGATTGTCGCATTTATGAAGAATGAACTTTTTTAAGGATTTATCTTTTGGCGCAGCAACATCAATAGTATTTGGGAAAGTCAAAAAATAAGCAATACGATGAGCAGAATATGCAACACCACTTACAGTCATTGCACCATATCCTGTATTGTTTTTATGTCCTTGCCATTCCCAACATTCATCCTCGCCCTTTTTAGCGATCAAATTCCACACATCTTCAAATGTTTTACGTTTCATTGTAATACTTAAAACTCAAATAAAGCCGCCGGCGAGGATCCAACCTGCATCTTTTGACTTACTTACGAGAAGTGCATCTGGATATCTTGCAACCTGTAAAGGAGCCATATTTGTGCGTTTTAATGTTGCTTTTGCCTGTGCCGCATATTGTTGAATCATTGCGATTTGAGTTTGCGATGCTTTGCCGTACATAGGCATCAAGCGCTCTGCAAGACACCAACGCAAAGCCATGCTGTAGCCTTGTGGCAAAACGACTTCTTCGTAAATGCTGCCGTAGCGCGTAAACAAAGTGTTTGAAAAAAGATGCAGCTCACCCTGTGAAGGGCTAGGCCAGATAAACAAATTACCAGAATCCTCGTTTGGGTTGTAGTAGATCGCTTTTGGCCAAGGACCATTAAGCGTCTTCAAACCAATCATCTGATAGTCTTGGAGAGCCAAAACTGAGATCGGATAATCTAAACCACCACCTTGGATTGGCTGACCATTAGACGTTGTGTTCACGCGAACAAACGCTGAGTCAATACCTAAAGGCTTCTGGTAATTTGCCGTGATTGTTGTTGCAGCAACGTTTTGAGGGATGCTGACGCGATATGTGCCAGCCTCAATGACGTTACCGCCTGCGCCTGTAATGCTCAAAGTAATCTTTGTGCCAGGCAAGATTCCACCACCGCTGAGAGTCTGTCCTTGAGCAACAGCGCCCGAGTTGACGCTTGTTACAGTCAGAATGTCACCGGAAATTGAGCCTTCAAACGAAGCGCCAATAAAGTTTTGAGTCTGAGGGAACGGACCGAGACTGTATTGGATTTGGCCTGGAATGACGGGAAAAATGATCTCCGTCACGTTAAAGACCATCATGTTCTCGTTTGACCACTGATCGACCATGTCGTTCAGCATGTCAAAAGCGTCTTGTGCGGCTTCTGGAGTAGGCGTTTCGCCAGCTTCTAACGCGCCAATATCTTTTAACGCTCTGCTGATAATGTCAATTGGCTTCGTCATTTTTGTACCTTACAGGGTAGGTGTAAACACCTGTGGCATCCAAGGCGCTGGAACTGGCTTGTTGGACAGCGATTTAAGCTGTTCTTCTAGGCGTGATTTTATGACATTCTTGCCGTCAACAACAGAAGAATCTTCAATCCATCCGGCAATCATTTCTTCTGTCACTTCGTCAAATGGAATCGCGCCTGGTTCTGGAAAATGCCAGTATCCTTCTGTTTCTACGGTGTTTTCACCATCATCAACAGAACAGAAATATTTAGCCGATGTGATAGCTTTTTGGCTATCAGCATAGATTTCTAGTATTTTCCAGACAAAGTTCATGATTGCACCCAAGGCAAACCGGCGGCTTTCTTAGGCATCTTCTGTTCGATCAACTGATTAGCCAAGGCTTCGTCAATGGCTGCAACACCAGCAGCGCCTAGAGCGTTCTTAACCCAACCAACAACAATGTCTTCTGTCAAGATTTGGTAAGCGAGAAAGCCTTGATTGTCTTCTTTGGTGAAACTCTGTGTTGAATACACAGAAGCGTGCAAGTCTTCAATTTCACGTGAGGCTGTCCAGTGAACAGTTGTTACAAAACCGTCTGCTGTGTCGCGGTCAAGGTTTGTGATTTTCCAAGTAGTAGTCATGTTAGTTTTCCTTTAGATAAAATGCATTAATTAACCGCAAACCCAAACAGAGCCATTAAAGAACACTGGGGTTTTAACTGAACCGCCGCCTGTGGGTGTTGCCATAAATACAGCAGTGACTGCATCTGTTACGTAAGCACGAGCGCCTACAACACCTGTCGGCAAAGTAGCAACTGTGTAACCGCCTGCGCGGATAGGGCCAGAAGCGTCAATTTTAGTATTTGCACTTGGGCTTGTTGTTCCGACACCAAATATGCCTGTGTCAGTCACATACACTCCAGTTGCACCGGCAGCATAAATACCAAAAACGTCGGTTGAACCAGAAGTGTTGGTGCTATCAATAATCCAGTTTTCACCGCTTTGAGCTTCAAGATCGAAGAACTTTACCGTCCTCGCGCCACCGCCAATTTTCATCTTGGCGCTGTTGCCGTTTGTCGTGGAATTTAAAAGTAGGTTGGCACTAGCATCAAGCGTCATTGCTTGGGCGAAGGGGATAAGGCTATCAGCCGTTGAACTTCCGGCAGTAAACCATGCGTGCGCACCTCCTGCCACATCATTCATTGAATAACGTGTTGCGTATCCAGATGAAATTCTCTTGTAGCCTGTGCCGCTAACGTAATAAGTATTGCCTGCAAAATGGGCCTCTGTATTAAAACCCATAATCGCAGCATTTTTAACTTGAGCAACCGTGAAAGTCGTCCAAGCACTAGGAGTAACTCCCAAGCCTAGGTTGCCTGCGCTGTCGAGGCGGGCGCTTTCAACATAATTTCCACGAGTAAAAACAATGGTGTTTGCTGTTCCGTTTCCAGAGCCACCGAGACCGATACCAGCGCCTGAGTTATATACACCCCCGCCAAACACGCTGATAAAACCAGTGTTGTCTGCTTTGCCATAAACATTACCCGTACCGTCCACACGGAACTGTCCAGCAATATCAAGTTTCTGCGAAGGCGAACTCGTACCAATACCCAGACCTGTGCTGGTTAGGCGCATTTGTTCGGAGTATGCAACGCCAAAAATTTGACCAGACGTTCCGTTAATTACTGCGTAATCACCAGTACCCGAGAATCCAACACTAGAGGCCGCGCCAAACACTGCTCCGGTTGCATTACCAGCAGCGTTCTGAATTGCAAAACCTTGACCGTTAGAAAGTTGGATAGGCCAGCCGTTGTATTGAGCCGAAGGGCCAATAAGTAAACGACTTCCATCAAACGTCAGCGCAGAACCAGTGGTCAGCACTTTAGAGCCGTTGAGATAACCTATACCGTTGGCAGTGCCTCCAGAAACTGTGACAGTGCTAGAAGCTGTCAATGTGCTGGTAGAAACATCTGTCAATCCAGAAAGTGACGCAGCAGTCGCACCAAGCGCAACAGAAGTTGAACCAATTGTTACGCTGGAATTCAGTAGTTTGGCGTTTGCAATCGAGCCAGCCAACATGGTGTTAGTGACAGTTCCTGTGTCACCAGTAGTCACCAAAGTACCCGCAACCGCAGGGACGTTTAGGTTGTAGGTCGATGCGGTGTTAGGGCCAACCAGATTAACCTGACCGCCCAAAGTTGCTTGAAATACTAAATTGCCCATGATTCTTCCTTATGGTGCGATGATTAACTGGCTGACTGTCAATGCGCCTGTAGACGGATTGAATTTTAGCTTTGTTGATGATGTTTTCTCTGGCAGATTACCCGTGGTGTTTGTCACCCAAGTTGGATAAACCGTGGCATTTGTCGTTGTGTCGTCTGTGATTCCAACGTTAACTGCGTTTGTTGCGTTTGTCACCGGTGTGGAGTTAATCACAGCAACAACTTGAGCAGCCGTGGCCGCAGTAAATGCAGAAGTTCCGTTACCGTATGCCAGACCTGTAAGCGTTGTAACGCCTGTTCCACCGTTTGCAACCGCCACAGTTCCGGTAACGTTCAACGCAGTTCCACCAATTGAAAGTGAAGCTGCTGAACCTGTCAATCCAGTTCCTGCACCGCTAAACGATGTAGCAGTTAAAACGCCCGTAGAAGGGTTAAATTGGTACTTAGTGGAGCTGGTGTACTCAGTTGTCAAATTGCCGCTTGTAGCCGCTGCAAACAACGGGTAGCGGGTTGCATTTGTTGTCGTATCGTCAGTGACGGTGGCGTAAGCCGTTGGAGTTGTCCAAGTTGGCAAACCAGAACCGCTAGAAGTCAGAACCTGACCGCTTGAGCCTGTTGATCCGTTGACGGATAACGATGTGTTAAACCGCAACGTGGTGAACGTACCAGCCAAAGGCGTTGTACCGCCAATAGCAACGTTGTCCATGGCACTAGCCGTGGCAGGATTTATCGTTACAGTTCCAGTTCCGGTAGGCGCAAGGCTTACGTTTTTGTTTGAAGGGTTAACCAACAAACCACCGTTTACAGTGATGTTTCCGCTACCGCCGCCGTCCCAATTTAAAAGACTTGTGCCGCCAGATGTGCGTAAGTTTCCACCAAGAATAGACTGAGCATAGTAATCAGGGCTAACAACCTTTGTGTTTGCATTGATTGTTGTGCCAGTTATTGTGTTTGGCGTTGTTCCACCAATTACAGGAGGGCTAGACAAATCCAAAGTACCGCCCAAAGTCAAAGACCCTGAACTTGTCACTGTACCCGACAAACTAATGCCAGAAACCGTACCTGTGCCGCTTACCGATGTAACTGTTCCAACAGTAGGCGTAGCCCATGACGGTAAACCTGAAGCCAAAGTTAATACTTGACCATTTGAGCCAACAGCCAACATTGAAGTTGACCCGCTAGAAGCCTGATAAGGTAAAGAACCAGCAGCGCCGCCAGCAAGGTTAGTTGCTGTGGTGGCAGTTGTAGCAGAACCGGCTGTAGTTGCTGACGTAGCCGTAGCCGCATTTCCACCAATAGAAAGGCTTACCGCTGTGCCTGTAAGACCCGCGCCAGAACCCGTAAATTGAGTGTTTGCCGTAATTGTCGTGCCAGTTACTGCAGCCGCAGTCGTGCCTCCAATTGCTGTCCCGTTAATTGAGCCACCTGTGATAGCAACAGAATTAGCGTTTTGCGTTGACATTGTTCCCAAGCCTGAAACTTGAGTGTTGGCAATCGCAATATCTTGATCTGTCAGACTTGTAAGCTGGCCTTGTGAGTTAACAGTGGCCGTAACGGTCTTAGATGCTGACCCTTTAGTCGCAGCCGTGACGCCAGTGTTTGTAATGCTGAACGTATTAGCGGCAAGGCTTAGACCTGTGCCATTGTAATAGGTCGCAGAACCAGAGAACTGCACAAAAGTGATCGCGGTGACGTTAATCGTGCCAGTGTCGGAAGATGTGGAAACCCAACCCGTTTCGGCTTGACCACCAAACAAGATAACTGTGTAAGCGCCTGGTACTTCAGCCCAAACGTCCATGTCACTAGCACGAGTCCATGCACCTGCCGAAGCGACATAGATACCGTTTTCAGACGATGTGCCTTGATTTTTTACCAATACTCTGTCACCAGCCAACGTGGTGTAAGAGTCAATTGACTGAAATCCAGATAACGTAATAGCGCCAGTTGTAGCGCATTTCACCGCCTGTTTTGGATTCAGACCTTGAGCAACGGCATCCACATATTGCTTATTTGCAATGTCAGTGTTTGCTGTAGGCGCAGTTGAGACTTGGCCTGTTGTCGCTGAGATATTGGTAAAAACACCTGTTGATGGTGTAGTTGCTCCAATAGTGGAGCTGTCAATCGTGCTGTTTGTAATGTGCAAGCCAGATTGACTTGGATTTACAGTCGCATAAAACGGCTGACCCTGACCAATAAACGTATTGAACGAATTGTCTAGATTGAACAGAGCCTGAACGGGCAGGATGTTCTGTTCATCTGATTGTGATGGGCCAGCCATAGCTTCCCTTTTGGGATTAGATTGTTACTGGAGTAACGTACACCAGAGCAGGGCCAGCAGCCGCACCGATCAGGCTTACATAACAGGGAGTTGTAGGCACTGCAAACAAAATTGGAGCGTTCATTGCTGCGGGCAAGACATAATCGCCAGGCGTACCAGCAACAGGCAAAACAGGTGTCACGCTGTTAGTCTGGCCAAACTTCACTGCCACGGCATTAGCGCCAGTGTTCAGCAAAGAGACAAAGTTGTTTTGATCGTTAGATGATGCAATGATCTGCACTGGAGTAGAAGCAGTAGCACCAACTGAAACGGCTGTTGTCACGCCAATGGAACGAATGGGCGAAGTAGTAACAGACATAGATTTCCTTTGCAAAGAATGGGCGTATTTTAGCCCATATCAGCGATTTCTCAGATATTTTCCAAGGTGGCCTTCAAAGATTTTATTCCCAATGTGGCCCATCCTTATCTCGGGGTCTACCCAGACATTTCCACCAATCTTACGCCAGCGGATGCAAAAGCTGTAGTCCTCTCCCCATTTATACCCGTCTTCAAAGATATGGTCAAACAAAGGATAGAACTGTTTGTCTCGCTCGGCTGTGTAATAGTGTTTTTCAGGATACTCAGAAACCATCCTTTCAACGCAATTACGGCTCATTTTCATAAACCCCGTGGCCACGGATTTAACCTCCAAAAGGCCAGTTTCAGGGTCAGCCCACAATTCTGGCTTGTCTAAATAATGAAGCGGGTAATGAATCGGGTCACGTCTGCCTGGGTAAACGCCAGCGACCAAATCAACCGGAGCGTCAACCAACTTAACTAGCGCCCCACCTTCCCAAGTCACATCTGAATCAACAAAAATCAATTGATCGCAGTCAGATTCAAGAAATCTAGTGGCAATAATCCCACGACTGTCAGCAATCAAAGCATTACCAATGTCATCGACTAGCGTGTAACGGTCACCCCTTTTGACCAATTCCAGCGTGTCATTTAGCAGAGAACGCATTGTTCCCATGTGTACCACTCCCGTGTAAGCAGGAATGGCAATCATTATGTGTTTCATTCTTTTTCCTTCTCAAAAAGAAACGCCCCCCGATTTTACTCAGGAGGCGTAAAGGCAACTGCTTAAAAGATTAAGCGGTCAAACCAACATTCTTCAATGCTGTGATGATTGCGTTAGTAGCAGCCACGAATTCAGCAGTAGAAGGAGCTGCGGTCAAAGCGGTGATTGCACCAGCTTGAACAACAGGGGTAGTGCCATAGAAGCCGACTTTGCCACCACTAGAAGCGATGAGCGAACCGTCAGCAGCATTGCCATTCAACAGATAAATGGCGGTTTGGGTCGATGCGGGTCCTGGATTAGACATTTTCAAATTCCTTAAAAAGATTTAACAACGGGGGATGATTAGTCCCCCATCAAGAATTAGCCTGCAACGCGGCAAGACAATTCAGGGTACAAAGGAGCCCAACCGTACAGCACATCCAAACGAGTGGGGATGCTGTCGTTGTTGATTGTGTACTGGCGAACCACACGCATCGACAAGCCGATTTCTTTATCAGAAGCGCGACCTGCAAAATGCACGCCTTCTGGCAATTCCAGATCGGCCACTGCCAAAGTAAACGCGTTCTTGTGCATCAAGATGTTCTGTGGAGACACAGTGCCAGCTTGGTTGAAGAAGGTCACAGCAGCAGTAGTGCTAGACGATGGGATGCTCACGTTTTGGAACTGACCACCAGAAATAATGGCAGGAGAAACGGTTGCAGCGCCAGTGCTAGAGTTGAACGCTTTAATCACAAAGCTACGGAGCTTGTTAGAGCCGTAGGCTTGGCGGTTCTGTGGGTTAACTGCGTACACGCCAGCGATGGTGAAGGTGTCACCAACGTTAGGAGTCACAGTGCCCGACAAGGCCAAAGTGATGTTGCTAGAAGAAGCCCAACCAGTAGTCAGGAAACCAGAAGCAGCGGTAGTGTTCACGGTAGCTGTACCAGCGAAAGAACCGAAAGTCTGGCTCACAACGTTCTGGTCCATCTTCCAGTTCATACCACCAGAGTCACGACCCATCAAACCTTTGCGGTATTGTTGACCGATAACTTCAAGAGGAACGAACAGACCTTTCAGGCTGTTAACGATCACGGCAGAAGTAAAGGGTTCCACAGTCATCGAACGGCGACCGTCACGGGGTGCGCCTTCAGCGTCCAAGTAAGCGGCAGCGGTCAAATAAGTACCGAGGTCGCTAGAAGGAGTGCCAGGAGTGCCCACAATGTTGGCAGTGTTCAAAGCAGCCAAAGACAAACCATCACGGTCAATCTTGTTGGCGATAGCGGCAATAGCTGGCTTCAAAACGCGGTCCGAGAACATATCCAAGCTCAGAGCCAAGTCTTGAGTGGTGAACTGTGTGTCAACGTGGAACTGGGTGCTCAAAGTAACGGGCACGCTGGTTTCGTTGAAATCTTCAACGTTCAGAGCAGGTCCAGTTGTACCGATGAAACGACCAGGACGGCGAACGTTCACAGTGTTACCAATCTTAGCGCCGACAACGGCGAATTGGTCGTCATAGTTACGGTCCACTTCAGAAGTGAAGGTCAACTCGTTTTCCAAGACCATCAATGCTTCGTTGGTGATCTTGCTAATGGTCAATAAATTGTTTGACATTTGTTTCTTTCAAAAAGATTAGGTTTACCGAATCTTGCCTGCTTTGCGAAGTTCTTTCCACTGCGCTGCTGTTCCAAAAAAGACCCCATTGGAATCTAGTGGCACATCAGGAGTGTTCTTCCCTCCACGAATCGGCGTGATCGGTGCTGGTGCTTTACTTTTAACAATAGGGGCTGGTTTCTCGACTTCAGGCTTTGCCTCAAACTTTGCTTCCAACTTCCCAATCTCTCGCAACGCTGCTTTTGGCGACAAACCAGCGATTTTCTTAGCGACTTCATCGTTTTCAGCTAGGTGATACAGGATTTGTGGTCCTACGTCACTCTCCAGAATCGCATCACGAATGTCGTCATTTACGACCACATCACTTGACGCAACAATGTCATCAAAATCTGGCAGCGTGGCTTTGACCGATTCCACCTTTTTAGCCCAAGTCTGAATGACTTTTTGGCGTTCTTCGGCTTCTTTGGCTTGGGCCTCTTGCTGCTTCATTTCACTGATTCGCTTGTCTGCTGTGTACTCGGCGAGTGCTTCAGCATATTCAAACGCATCACTGAACTGGCTTGGTTGCGGCTTTTCGTCCACTGGATTAGCCCGTTGAGGCTGACCCTTGTTTTCTAAAGCTGCCAAACGCTGTTCCAGAGCTTGCCTTGCTTCACGTTCTTGTTGCGCTTCTTTACGCGCTTCTTCACGTTGCTTAGTAATCTCAGAAAAACGGCGCTCAAGTTTAGGATTTTGCTTACGCTCACCCTCTTGTTTTGCTTCGGCTTCTGCTTCTTCAGGTTCACTCTGATCTGCTACCTGTTCCGGCTCCGATTGCTCGGCCACGGTTTCGGTTGGCGATTCAGCTAAACCTAATCTGTTTGCATAAAATTCCGCTGCGTTTTCGCTGGTCAAAACTTGACCTGCATTTTTGTCAGACATTACGTTGTCACTCCGGATTTGCCCCGTCTACCTGACGGGTAAGGTTGTGGTTAATCTACCACAGAATCATTGAATTATCAAATTGCTCGTTCGGTTGTTTCGGCGCTGGCTTCTTTCAAAGCCAACTTGTCCATTGCAGCCAAACGAATAGCGATTTCAGCCTTCATACGCTCGATTTCAAGCTGAGTTTGTGTCTTCAAGACGGTATCTTGCGCTTGAGCATCAACCTTCATCTTCATGTTGGCATGATCGTGAGCGTCTTGCAGCTCAATTTGATGTGCGCGGTTAGTCTCTTTAATGAGAACACGCTTGGTTTCGGCATCTTGCTTGACCTGCTCAATGTCTTGGCGCTGTTTAATTGCCAATTCCATTGCCTGCATCTTTTGGGTCATTTGCTTGATCTGCTCGTCAGCTTGCTTAATCTTCATCTGAGCCAATGGCGGGATTTCGTTGTGTTCGTCAATCTGAGCCAATGGGTTAGCAGCAGCCAAACGATCAGCGATCACATCAGCACCTGGCCAATCCATGTTGCGGAACACCAAATCGCCACAAGATTGCATCAAAGCAGGGTCTGCGGCCAACAATGGCAGCATGGATTCCACGGCTTCTTGGCGTTTTGAGTTGTAGCCAGGGCCAGTATCCATGACCACATCGTATTGGCCAACAGTCATATCATTCAAAACACGGCCAACAGCATCGCGCTGATTAACGGTCAACAACTCAGGTTTTCCGTCATCGCCAATGATTCGCATCACGCGCTCTGTGTCATAAATCTTAGGCAGCAAATCAAGAATGATCGTGCCAGCATGAGAAATCGAGCGTGTCAGATTGTCGTAATAGTCGTAATTGGTCAGGTCAACTTGCTGCTGCTGGCCATTTAGGGCTTTGCCGGAGATGTTGCCTTGCTTCAGTTGAGCAGGGTCAAACACGCCCATGATTGACTTAATGTCGTCATCAACACCAGCGGCAGCGTCCATGATGCCAGCTTGCGGTGGCTCTGGTTGCAGGCGAACAGGCACAGGAGCAGGACGACCATCAATGTCAGTTTGCTTATAACGAAGCAGCGGGAAAGACTTGATGTTGGCGTTTGCCCAATCGTTCTCGTGGCCTTCATCCTGACCTTCAGCGATCAGCCATTTAGCCTTTGGAGCCAATGCAACGCCTTCGGTAATAGAAGTCTGCCAGAAGTTATACATGCGCTGTGGGTCTTTGGCGTAACGAATCATGCCAAACTTCTTGCGCTTATCGCCAATCACAATGTGACGGCCATAAACGGGAATGATTGGGATGTATTTACCAGCCCAAGTGCCTTCTTCAATAATGTCAATGGCAGTCAGCTTGCAGTATTTGATGGTCTTTTTGTAAGAATCACGCTTATCAACCACCACGATTCCGGCATTTGCCAGACGAGCAAAGAAATCTTTGTCTTCAGCAAAAGTCGAAGTGCCATCGCTCAATTGATAAAGAGTGGCTTTCTCGCGGACTGTGTAGAAGTATTCAGCAAGGCGAATATCCTCTTTGGTAATCCATTCTGATTGACTGTCACCTGTTCCACGCTGTGTAAAAGACGTACCACCATCCACTGCCGCGTCAGGATAGAGCTTAGAAAACTCTTTCTTGGGCATCATTGTTGTAATTAAACAACGATCAGCATCAGAGCCATCAGGAGCGACAGAATTAGGGTCGAAGTAAACCGTGAATGGATTGTCGATCGGGTCGATGTAGATTTCTTGCTCAAAAGAATCTTCAGAAACGTAGTCTGTACGCACACGGAAATAGCCCCAACCCATGCGAACAGCGTATTCAAAAGCATTGTCGTAGGCGTGGTCAGCATTGGAATTGTTCTCAATGTGGCGCACGATGCCTTGGATGGTCTGAGCGTCCACCATGTCTTCATGCGTGTTCATGGCATGGACTTTGATGCGTGGACGTTGCTGGCGCTGTTGATTACAAACCTGACGGCAGTAGTTATCGACCTTGTTTACGGTAATAACAGGGCGAGATTCCAGATTTCGCGAGTTCTGCAACTCCACGGGCCACTGGTCGCCACCGCCAAATTTAAGGTCTTCAAGCGCCTCTTGGCGGTTCATCGTATCGGCTTCGTTAGCCAATTTCAAGAATTCAATTGCTTCTTGAATCCGTGGGTCGTAATCATCTGCCATATATGTCCTAGGTTGACAAGTTTGCCAATTTTAGCCCATCCAGCTATTTGCGCCACCGTAATTTTGCACTGGCTTTGGCTGTCTGCGTTGTTTGGGTTCGTTAATCATCAATCCAATGTAGCGGAAAGCGTCAGCCCCGTGGCTGTAGTTGTCGTGCACTGGCGTTTTGCTGAACTGCTTGGTGTCTGGGTCAACATCGTAACGGTAGTGCCGCAGGCATTGCAATCCATCGTGGCAATTGTCACGGTCAAACCAGCAGTTTCTGAATATTGTCCTGGCTGCGTTGATACTGTCCAAGATTGGTGTGCGTGGGATGATTTTGGTCTTGTAGCCAGCAGCCCTGACAATTTCTTCAATGCTGCGGCCATTGCCTGCCAGAGTTTTGTTCTCAGCATCATGCGGCAACCAAAGCGTGTCATAGATATACCCATAGGTTTGCATCTTGGCCAAGTAATCGCTCATCGTGGTCTGATTACCCTCAACATAACGAATAAGGCGAGTTTCCATGCCAATAAACTGTAGAAACCAAATAGCCGTAGCATCCGACCACCCAAGGTCAAAGATCGCGTGAACAGGCTTCGTAGGGTCATAGTTAACCTTTGTGATGCGGCCATCTAACTCAGCCACTTGCATTTCTTTGGCAAACACAGCGCCATCGACCGTTTGGCGGCACAAACCTTCCCAAACAACGTTATAGGCTTGCGGGTCACGCGCTTTAAGTGCATCCTTTTCAAGACGCAGCGTTTCAGGAAACCACGGGTTATCTGACCAATTGATCTTTTGAACAATAGCGTTGTCTTGTGTATTAAGTACAAAACGCTGATATGTTTCGTCCGATTCGAGTTCTGGGTTAAACGAAATCCAGATTTCAGAATCTTCTTTACGAATGGTAGGAATCAGAACGTCCCAAGACATACGGCTAACCGATTGGGCTTCCTCTACCCAACAAATATCAACGCCTTCGTATGATTTGACGTTTGCCACATTGTTTTTTAATCCAACAAAACTGAATTCTGAACCGTTTTTGCCACGAATGCTGTTTTGAGTTATCTCATAAAACCCAAGCAAGCCAAGCGCTTGAATCTGGTCACACAACAGTTTGTGAACCGAATCCTTCATTGAAGTCATAAATTCACGCGCACACAATGCTCGTGTTGGCTTCTTAGCGGCCAAAATAAGCAAAGCCCTAGCGATGCCCCATGACTTAGCACCACCCCTGCCGCCATAAAGCACTTTGTAACGCTTCTTTTCGAACAAGCATTGCAGCTTGATTGGAAACTCGGCCTTGGCTAGTGCCTGGTCTACTTCATCACTCATTTGGCTTCACAAACACCACTTGGATGCCGTTCAACGCCTCACCATCAGCGCCAGTTACTTCCTGCTTCACGGTCTCAGACCAACGCATTTGGCTCTTTGTCCACCAAATCAGGCTAGCTGTGTCGCCTGCCACAGCCTTAGAGAAAAGCGTCTTAGCAATCTGCCCGTTGGCTTTGGCTTTTCCTGTATCCAATTCGGTGCGGTAATACTTTCGCAGCGTCTTGTCATCAATGCCAACCAATATAGCAATTTGCTCGTGAGGCAAGCCTAATCCGCTGGTGCTTTCAACCAGCTTGCGCTTTTCATCGGTTGGCTCGTGAGCCTCTTGTGGAATTAATGGCATCTTTTTTAAAGGGGAACTCGTGTGGATTTAAACCGTTTCGGTTAATTCTGTCAACAACTCAGCTTTTTTGCCTGTGAAGTCTTCCCATCGTTTGACGATTACATCGCAATACTTAGGGTCTAGCTCCATTACACGAGCCACACGACCGTTCTTTTCGGCTGCAATCATTGTTGTGCCGCTTCCACCAAACGAATCTAGCACTATGTCGCCGCCCTTTGTGTTGTTGAGCAGTTGATACTCAAACAAAGCCACGGGCTTCATGGTTGGATGCTCGCCGTTACGGGTTGGTTTGTCAAACTCCAAAATAGTCGTTTGTTTTCGATCTGTCGCCCAAAGGTGGCCTGCGCCTTCTTTCCAACCATACAGGCAAGGCTCATGCTTCCAGTGATAGTCTTGGCGACCCATAACCATGCTGGACTTTTTCCAGATAAGGCATTGGCGTACTTTCCAGCCTGCGTCTTGGGCTGCGCCCCTGAAGTTGTAGCCTTCCAAATCTGCATGCCAGATGTAGAAAACAGCGCCAGCCTTCATTACGGCATCGGCGGCAATGTAAGCATCACGCAAGAACTGACGGAATTGGTCATCGCCCATACTGTCATTCTGGATCGTCAGGCTGTCTTTGGTTTTACCCTCATAGGCCACGTTGTAAGGCGGATCTGTGAGCCACATATCCACAGCTTGACCATCACAAAGGCGCTCTAAATGGTCGATACTGGTACTGTCGCCGCACATAAGGCGGTGTTTGCCAAGTTTGTATATGTCGCCAGGCTTTGTCTTTGGTTCAGGCGGCAGCGGTGGGGCTTCGTCTTCATCCGTCAATCCAGCGTTCAATTCCACAGGATTTAGCGCCTCGATTTCGTCAAGGCTAAAACCCGTCAATTCCAAATCAAAACCAAGTTCAGCCAACTGGTCAAACTCCAGCTTCAACATTTCATTGTCCCACCCTGCATTTAGTGCCAGGCGGTTGTCTGCAATGATGTAAGCCTTCTTTTGGGCTTCGGTCAGGTCTTTCAACTCAATGGTTGGGACTTCCTTGTGGCCTAGCTTACGCGCAGCCATTAACCTGCCGTGGCCAGCAATGATGCCGTTTTCACCATCCACCAAAATTGGGTTAGTCCAGCCAAATTCCTTAATGCTTGCCGCAATCTGAGCCACTTGCTCGTCAGAATGGGTGCGGCTGTTCTTTACATAAGGGATTAGTTCTGTAACCAGCTTGGTTGTGATTTTCATTTCTTTTTGGCTGGCTTTTTTCCAGCTTCACGTCTTTCAGCGTAAGCGATTGCGACAGCCTGCTTTACGGGCTTGCCTGCTTTCACTTCCGCTTTGATGTTTTCTTTAAACGCCTTCGGGCTGGCTGACTTCTTGAGGGGCATCTTGTTTCTCCAATTCGGCTAATTGCCATTTGCACTGCTCAAGTGCGCCATTAATCATGTGCAAGTTGACTTCCATCTGCTTGCCTTGCGCCATCAATTCCTCAATGCGCTTTTGGATTGCTTCTTTCATTTATCTTCTCCAGTTACTACGGTTGATTGTTTATAAAGTCGTGGGCGTTTCTTTGGGTCTTTTTTCTCTAGCATTTTGCCGAGTTTCCAAAGAATCCATTGAATCTTAGCTTTAAGCATCTAGTTCCTCAACAAAACAAATGTCTTGCCAGCTCATCTTGAGAC